GCCGTATCCGCACTGTGGATAATGACGCTGTGGTTAGAACCAATGCCGTTAATAGTCAGGTCACGACACAGTCCGAACATATCCTGAACAAGTGTGAGGTTGCTCGCATCGTTGTATACACTGATGTTTTCTGCGCCGATAGTATCCACGCATAAGGCGTTTTGCCCGGTGTCGTACATGGGCCAGTAATGCAGGACACCGTCTGCTAGTGCATCTGCTTCATAATCATATCCTGCTGCTGGAATAGCCATCATATTTTACCTGTGTTTGCGAGTACACCGTCGGCGTCTATATCTAACAGTGTAGAAATATCTTGTCTATCAATCAATGCTTCGCCGTCCCAATGGGCGATGAAACTATCTGTAAAACCGTCCGTGTACTTAGTTCGCGCAGTGAACAGTATATCGAAATCAGGCTTCTCTGGGTTAGTTTTGTGTATCTGTATGTTGCAAAAAGAGGTAGCTACTATTGACCCAAAAGCAACGTGGGGTGCGAAAAACGAGTCAGTAGGGCAGTTTACATAAAATAAATATCCGCTTAAATCACACGATAGCCCAGAGCCCTGTGAATATATTGAAGTCTCGAAGCAATCCCCGGGACGTCGAGTTTGAGTGTGTGCGTCAGAACTATATGCCTGAATCCCATTTATGCGTAAATCCAGAGAAGTTTGATATGCATAGTTTTGTGGTACTGAACTGTCGCGCATAAGGAACCCAGACGACCCATTAGCAATCAAACCCATCGAGTATTCATTCTGTGGTTCTTTAGTGGTCTGAAACAGAACCGTGTCATGCCTACAGTCTAAATAAAGTACGTGTTTAAAATCGCGTTTATTCGTGTATGTAAATTTAGTAGCGGGGTCTGTTACTGTACCGGTTATACCGCCCCATTGTTTTTTAGCCTCTTTGAAGTACTCCGTATTTATTTTTATTGCCCCCGGATACTGCTCATTCATAGCACTAGGGTCGTTAATAAAAACAAGCCAGTGTTCTTTATTTTCTTCTGTGGTGTACTCCATCACGTCGCACCCTGTTCCTCCATCAGCCCACATAGCAAAACTCTTAGTAATTTTCTGTTTAGTGTATACGCAGGCGTACCTTATAACATCGTTCTTATACCCAACTGCAAGTATCCCCGAACCTTCACCTTCATACGAAGAAGTCTGTCCGGGACTTAACGGAGAAGTACAATTACTAGTATTCCATTGTGGTGCTCTATCGCTCCAATCATGCAACTTCGTTCCTGTTGCGACACCTTCATCATCAATCTGAATCTTATAAACATAGTAATTGCCATTATTACCACGCACGGCGACAGCCTCTGTGCCGGTAGAGTTAAACTGCCAAGAACTTAGTCCTTCAAAACCACCCCCGCTCAACGTGAACTCTTCTAGCACTAGCACTATTGTAAAATTCGTTAAGTCATCCATCGGAGCGCGGAACAGATACTCGTCATTCGTTTTAAACCCAGCAGCTTGCGCCGGGTCTGTCACTGCATATTGCCCTAACATTACGTTTAAATATTTAGTTGTATTTCCTTCGACATCAATAACTTCCTGTATAGCCGCTCCGAACACCTCCAAGGGTTTATCGTCTGCTAGATTAGCTACGAAGTCATATTCACCGCCAGCTATGATACTAACCAGCACCTCCCCATCCATATACACCTTACTACCCACCATTGGTTTTTCTTCGTAAGTAATGGGCTTCTGAGAATCCACTGCTGTGACATGGTGCGGTAAATAAACAACTATGTTGCAGTTTAATGAATGGCAATTAACGAACCCGGGATAGTGATACCCGACATGCCAATCGTTATCTGGCTTATTTTCCACGCAACACGTTCCGGCTAACAACAACTTATAAGTCGTTTCGCTTGCGTGAGGGGAATTCGGACCGTCCCACGTCAACACGGACTGACCATCTGCTGATGTCCAGTCCATATTTCCATACTCTAAATCTGGGTAATAAAGTTTATGTTGAGGGTAACGCTTAGCTGTCCAAGCGCCTTTTAGTTTTTCTAATATGACATCGCGCTTATTAAATGAACCGGGAGTTCCCTTAGGATTATCTTCCTCGTATGGAGTGCCCCAGCCGCTTGTATTTAGGGCTGTGTACGGAACCCCGGCAAAACGAAAACCCTCTGGGTATTCTGCGCGAATATAAATTTTAGCCACTGAACCGTGACGAGTGATAACGATAGTTATACCGTCTTCTGGGGAAAAATTGCGAGTGCCGCCGCCAACCATATTCGAGAGCATGGTTGTGGCGAACGGAACCCAGTCGGCTGCCCTACTAGCCCCCTCTAAAACAATAGAAGGTCGTATAGGCATTAGACATCTTGAGCAGTCATTGTGTAAGTCACTAACAACTCATCGCCTGAAATTACAGGGCGTGCTGTAGTGAAACTAGCCACTGACAGTAAAGAACCTAAAGTACCTGACTTAGCACTCGTTGATGCCAAGAACACACCGTACATAGTCTTGGTTGCATTAATTGTAAATACTGCGCGTGCTGCTGTGTTATCAACTGCGTTAGACGCAATCGCACCCGCAGTGAATGTCTGTCGAGTAGCTTCGACGTAGGCTGTCGACTCAGTGCTTCGCGCAGCGATGTTTGCTGCTGTATCGTCCGCCGCTGGCGTATAGTTCGCTTCGAAGATACCGAGATACCACGCGCTAATCTGAGTGCCTGCTTTGAACAGAATATCCAGAATATGCGTTAAGCCTTCATCGACAACTAAGTTATCAATATTTTCTTGGTGGATAATCTTTCCGTTACGACGGTGCTCTAAGCTGTAGAAGCCGTCCATTCCAGTTTTTGCTTTGATGTCCATGACAGACCTCCTAAGTAATAATTACACCGTTGCGCCGGATTTCGGCAGTTGCTATGTCTGAAGTATATAGGTTATTTCGCTCATTATCATCAGAATGAATAATTCCTAAATACTGGCTAATACCGTCCTTCTGTCTAAATATAGCCGAACCTATCGCTCCGGTAGGAATAGCATATTTACCTTTTGTTATATTGCGGAAACTTCCCCCAATAATTCCTGAACAAATACCTTTCTTTGAAGCCCAGACCCATGCTTCGCCACCTACGCCTTCACCGAGCATTTCCTGGTCAACACGAGCCTGTGTGTTCTCAATAGCAGGATAATCCGCCTTTTCTACCATGGCGAACTGTTCTGGGTCACTACCGGAAATATAGTATGTCTTGTCGCCTTCTGCTGACACGAAGATACCTTGGGGCTCTGGAGCCAGCAAAGTCACGCGACTTGGTAGCATAATAAAGTTCTTGGTTAAGTCAGTAATACCGTAGTTATACGCTTCTGAGTAATAAATAACATTATCCACAGCAACAAATAACCGGTTCTGGTGGAACGCCAGCATGTGTCCAGCAGGCATTTTGTCTTTAAATTGCATGCGGCATATAGCACCGGATGGCTGGGCCGCAATAGTAATACTAGCATCGCCGAAATTAACTGATGAATGTTTGTAGAAAGTAGAGCCGTTATCGCGTGTGGCGTACACATTCAAGTACGCAGCGTCTGCGGAGGTTGCTGGAATCCCAGTAACCGTAATCGCGCTATCTTCCGGCAAGTCGATATATTCCGCGTAAGTTGCACCCGATTCCAGCCCTGCATTATTAACCGAAGTAAAAATAACACCGTACCGCCCTGCCGGAAGAATGCCAGTACTTGACACCAGAACGGGATTTAAAGCAGGAACCGGGATACCCATAGGTAATAAAGCACCGTTTGAATAGATACCAGTTACATTACCGTCGGTGAAATAAATATCACCTTTTATATCTTCATACGCAACACGACCGAAACGAGACATTCCCGTTCGTATCGACGTTGCTGTAAAATCTGAATTAAGTAGTTTTAAAGTGCCGTCTTCAACAAAAACAGTACTCTTTTGATTTGAGAATAGCGAATGGCAGTTAGTGCCTGAGTATTTCTTAGTAAATCCTGAACGTCGTCTAAGACCAAACTTTGCGTTTATATCGACGTTCTTAGCCGCACGAAGTTCATCATCTTCTAAATCTTCAGCAGAGTCGACATTGTTAATGCCTTTAAACTCTTTCATAATTACAATCCGCCGTAGCGAACAGTACCGCCCCGACGCGTCTTCCGTTTAATCTGGTTTGCCATTTCATCTGCTTTTGAATGGAATTCTTCCATTTTAGAAGCTTCGGCGCGCGGGTCATAAACATCTGCATCGTGGTCGCCATATGCCATTGCCCGGGCATACACCACCAATAAACGCTGATGCCGAGTATCGGTCAGTTCTAACTTAGAACTAGACTGAGTTATATCCTTTAATGGATAACGGTAATAATAAATAGTCAGCGTGCCATCCACTACTGGTTTAGGTACTAAGCGTACCGTATCCTTCTCGTAGTCAGATATTAATGCGCGCGGAGTACCCGTTGATTCTTCCCAATCACTTGTCCAGTTAATCCCATAGTCATTGACGATAGAACCTCTGGAAATATCATTAAAGTTCATAATGTCGAGAGGAACAATCTGTCCTGAAATCTTAGCCCGACGTGTTTCTAATACATAATCCGGGATAGTGACGTCACCTCCGCTGGCGACCAACACAGATATCTCTTCACTACCTTTGAAGATGCGAGTCTTCTCAGCAAAAACTTTCTGCGCTTCATCAATCCACTCAATGATGCGGTCCTCATCCCATAAATAGGGCTCGACGTTATCATCCATCTGGGTGCGGAATTGACCTATTAAATCGTCAACGGAGTATGACATCTATTTAGCTTTCCGTTTTTTCTTTTGTTTTGGGCATATCCATATATATTTCTTCTAACTTTACGTTACTAATATTGCCCGGAAACTTAATGTTGGCTCTTTTTAAAGCATCCACCATAGTACTACGAGATAAAGACGAAGTTACCTTTGGAGCAGTTTTAACGGGTTTGGCTGATGTTTTCTGTCCTTCAGTTGCTTGTCTGCCCAAATCTTTTTTTGCTTCTGCTTTCTCGCCCACTGTGTTTTTTTCATTATCGTGCTCCGTAACAACTGGTGCTGCATCGTTAATCGTTACAACTTCACTTGCATCTACTTCCGTCGCTTGCTTACGTGCTCTGTCAAATTCATGCCATAAGGTTTCAACCTCACGCGTGTCAATAACGAAACCCACTATTTTTTCTAGCTGTGGCTGCTTAGGTGTGCCGTTCGCATTAAACGTACCGCGCTCATTCAGCATTACCATCTGGTCAATCGCATCTAAAATGCGCTGTTTACGTTCAACGCCTGTGGGCGCAGCAACTTCCAGAGCAGGGGACTTATGCGCCTTTACGACTTCGCCTTCAGCGGGGACAGCACCTGCTGCCATACAATCTTCGATTGCTTGGTCTGGTACGTGTGTTGGGACGCCCCGTTCGAACTTAATCGAACTTCCTGATTTACTCGTTATCGTAATATTACGGTTTGTTACTAATTTTGTTCCCATTTGGCATTCTCCAATAATTATAAAAAAGGGGACGTAATTGTCCCCTTTTTTAATCACTCACTGTTTACACAGGTTGTGATTCGTTACCACGACCTTCGATAACATACTCAACTTCCAAGAAGCCGACCATCGCAGTACCTTCAGTACCTACGGCAGTATTGGTGATTTCAACAACACCTTTACCTGTCGCATGAGCGAGCTCGTCTGGAGTTAAAGCAGTTACGCCTGTCGCTTTACCGTTTACGCCAGCAGCGTAACGGTCAGCAGTAGTGCCGTCACCGACGGTGAGTGTGTCCGAAGTCACAGAGTCACCAGCAGTTTCGATTGCGATTTGACCACCGACGACGCGAGCGCCACCCGGTAAGTCAATAGCAGCAGCAGCTACGCCTGTTGCCAAATCAGCTTGTACGAAAGCAACTTTCGCACGAAGCGGATATTGACGGTCTGGATTTTTAGTAATAGCCATGATTCAGTTCCTCCTGTTAATGGCAGTTAAAAATGGATTACTGAGCGGCGTCGATACAAAGAACGCCGAAATCTTCATCCTGCCCAGAAGTTTGTGAACGGAATACAGGCTTCTTCATACCTGCGATTTTACCAACAGAAATACCTTGTTGGTTATCGTAGTCGAATCCTTTTTCCACCCATTCTGGAGTACCGATATCGGCATAACCCATCGCTTGAGCACCGCATACGAGTACGCGGTTGCCATCTACGTTACCACCTGAACCCCATTTATTACCTGCGGTTAAACCAGTCGTATTGTAAACATGACGATATTCGCGGATAGCTAAGCCATCTACGTAAATAACATCCATGCCCTTGAACAGCTTGTTGCTATCAGAACGCTTCATCGCATTACGATAAGCCGCTAAGAAGTCAGAATCTAACTTCAATTTAGCCATTGAGCTTGGGGTCATAAACACGTTGTACACTTCCAACCCTTCATCACCACGAATAGGCTTAATGAAGTTGTTTTTAGCATACGCTTTAGCTTCTACGAGCATGTTCCAAGAAACATAGTCGCCTGTACCAATCGCGCCGTTGACTAACGTAGCTTGGCTTGAAGCAACTAATGACTTAGTACCTTCGTCCCACTGACGTAAACGGTTAGAAGTTGGAGCAGTAACGTCGCTCGCATAAGATAGATAAGGGAAATCAGAACCAACGCGAGTCGCGCCATTTGTCTGCTTATCGAAACCTACACCTGAAAGCGTTAAGAACGCTTGTTGGTCATAGCGGTCAGCCAACCAGTAAGCCAGCGTATCGCGTGAATTCTCACGGAAACGTACTACTGATTTCTGTTCTGCCATACGGCCTTCGTGCTTGTTAGCATGACGAAGCTGGTCAATCTGGATTACTTGGTCGTAAGCCTTGTTCGCTTCTTCATTACCTTCCAAGGTACGGTCGCCTGCAACACCATCGCCTTCTAAATCAGCAACTAGTGTAATGACAGCACGTGCACCACGTTCGTCTTTAGTTAACTCGGTGATTCGTTGAATCATCGCGCTCGGGCCATCGCCCATATAGCGGTTCATAAACTGGTAGTTTCGAGCCGCCTTCCAAACATCGCGTGCCCAGACTGTTTTTTCTTCAGTAGTCAGAGCACCATAATTAGTGGTAGACATAATCTACTCTCCTATATTTTGGTTAAAATAAAATTCTTTGTTTATTTTCAGTTTCGCTCTGAACTGCGGGGTATTCTTATGACGAAATTATCGAAATCGTCTTACGTTATCTTGATATTAATACTTATTCAGAAAAAAGCAAG